CGCAGTCGCGAATTGTTCATGTGCAGATCGGTCTGCGCCTTCTGCAGGCCGGCCAGATTCTGAATCGCCTGTTCGGCAGTCGAACCGAATTGCCGCGCGTGTTCGGTCGCGATCTTCACTTCGGCAAAGCTGGTGCCGAGCGCTTTCGCGGTCCGGCTCATCTCGGCCATCTCGCGCGCGAAGCGGAACACGGTGACGCCGTAAGCGACGACCGCAGCACCGAGTGCGACGACACCGACCGCTACACCGCCGATCGCGAGCGCGGCGTTGGATGCGCTGGGCGCCAGTGTCTCCAGCGACACACTCAAGCCGCTGACGCCGCCGGCCATGTTCTTGATGCCGGCGGCGACCACCGGAAGCCCGCCGAGCCCCTGCTGCAGCGACATTCCCACTTGCGAGATGCCGCGGCCAAGATCGGCGGATGACCGCCGCAGCAGCACCATCTCCTGATTTATCGTGCGAAGTTGCGGCGTCGTCGTTGCCGCAACCTTGCCGACATTGGTGAGTTGGTTGGACGCCTGCGACAGGCCGGCCGTCATCTGCGTCGCAGACTGCGTGAGCTGGCCGATCTCGGCGCGAATGCGTTGCAACCCTGTCGACGCGTTATCGACAAGGTTGACTGTTAAACGCAGTTCCTCGAATTCAGCCATGGGCGATCAATCTTCATCCGGCGTTGAGTTTTCGCGATTGATGATCGTCGCAAGCTCGATCGTCTTTTCGAGATGCATGTGCACTTCTGACAATGGCATCTCTAAAAACACCACTGGCGATTGGTGGAAAAACCGCGCCAGCCGGTAGCAATCGAGAACCAGCTCGTCGCCTACCAAGACGCCGGATCGGGAAGAAAAAAACCGCGTAGCCGATACGCGCACGAATTCCAGTCGCGCGGGTCCATGGCTTCGAGGAACGGCTGCAAGATTCCTGACAGTGCACTCATCATCATCGTCATCTTGCGTTCGAGAATGACGACTTCGCCTTCCTGATTGACGTGGCACGGGTTGCCGTAGCGATTGACATCGCCGCCGGTCGGCTCGCGAAACACCAGTTCATGGATGAAGTCGCCATTGTTGGCGCGCACCGGCTTGTGCATCAGCTTGACTTTGATCGGCCAAACATCTTTCGGCGCTTCGGCCTCGATCGGCGCGCCGGTGGCGAGATCGAGCACTTCCGCTTCGTCCGCCAGCGGCGGCAGTTGCGGGCCTTCGCGGAGAGGTTCGGCGCCCTTGACGAACCCCTCCTTGTGTTTCGGTTGATTCATTGTGTCTCCGGTTGTTTCCGTTCGACCTACTGGTGCGGTGAGCCGTCTTCTTTCATCTGATCCTGATGATTGACCTGTTCCGGCTCTGGCTTTGGTGATGGCTTGGTCTCGCCTTCGTCTTCATCATCGTCGGGCGTTGGCTTCGGTTCTTTGCCGATCATGATCGTGCTCCTGTTGTGTTTGCGATTATCCGACCCGGCGGATCGGCTCACTGGGCGCGTTGAGGCGTTGTTCCTCGCACCACAGACCTTCCCAGCGCACGCGCACCTGACCGTCGCGGGCGTTGGCTTCCAGTGCGGCCTTGCAGGTCGCGCCGATCAGCGCGTACTGCCAGCCGTTGGAAAGTTGTGCGACCACCGTCACGTCGGTCTGACCATCAAGGTCTTCCAGCCGCATGTCGGGCATCGTCGAGATGTCGCCTTCGATGTACGGCACGCGCGGCAACTCCTGATAACCGTGCACGCCATCCTGTCCGGCGATCATGGTGCGCTCGACCGGCGATGGCGACACCGTGAAGTTGCCGCGCAACGCGAGTTGCTGACCGCCGGCGTTTAGAAATGCAATCCCAGCGAACTTCTGCGCCACGTTGACCTCCTGTGTGTGATGCCGAGTGCGAACTCCCTCTGGAGTCTTGTCGGCTTATGCTCGTGAAAAAACTCATTCGTCTCGGGATAGATGTTGCCGCAACGGCTGCACTGACCTTCCGGTCTGCGAAGTATGGCCATTGCGGCAACGAAGTGGAATTAACCCGCGCCGCCGGCCGCAAGGCGGGTGCCGCCGATGATTTCGCGATCGATGCCGCGGTCGTACTGCAGGCGGAATTGCGCCAGCACCGCAAACACGCGGAGCTGGTTGATCAGGTCCGGCGGATACAAGACGTTGACGCGGTTGGGGTTGTTCGGATCGCGCTCGACAAGGAGATTTTCCTTGAACGACCGAACGTCTTCGACAAGGCCGTTGTATTCGTCCTGCCGATATTGCCCAACCAGTTCTGCCGCGATCAGGCCGGGGGTGACGATCGCCTGTCCCGGACCAAAGCGGGTGCCATCGTTGGCCAGCTTGTGGCGCGGGAATTTCGACGTGATCGCCTGCCGCTGATTGCGCAGCAGTCGCGCCAGCGTCGCCAGCGTGGTCGCCAGCTCGTAAGCATCATCGCCCTGACCGTACAGGTTGAGCTGATAGGTCGTGGTCTCACGCAGGATCATCGGCAGACCATTGCTGCCGACTTCCTGCGTCGCGATGCCATAGCCGGCGAACGTGTTCAGCTCCATGCGGTTGAAGCGTTCATGCAGCGGCGCCGGAAGAATGCCGGTGAATTCCAGCGTCTGCAGCGGGCGGGCCGGGTCGTTGGTCAGGCCGCGTGCGGCCTTTGCCGTATAGGCGGCGGTCCATTCCCATACCGGTGACGGGCTTGCCAGCTCGATGCCCATGATCGATGTCTGGCCCGCATTGCGCGTCTCGCCGAACGCAATCATGTCGGCATAGGTCGCGCGCTTCATTGACCAGATGTGACCATAGAGCTGACGCATCCAGCCCCAGCGGCCGGTATCGGTGAAGCCGTATTCAAGCTCCCACGCCAGCAGCGAAGTGGTGTCGGTGAATGGCATCGCGACGTACTCGAATTCGCGTTCGCCGATGTTGCTGATCGCCGTATCGAACACCGGCACACCGGCGCCACCCGACAGCATGCCGAGCGTCGAGTAGGCGATGGTGACGCCCTTCGGCAGCTCTTCGCTGCCCAGCCGGCCGTAATAGCTGTCGCGGACATCGATGTCGTTGCCGCTGGTGCCGGCCCAATTGCAGGTCAGCGTCACCACCGTCGGCCCACCGACCGACGACACCGGCAGATCGAAATCGTCGTTGATGGCCGCGGACAGCGCGACGTGAATGTCGTTGACATCATCGGCCGCGGCGATGTTCACCGGCACATGATGCCCGGCGATGTAGAGGTGGATGGTGCCGGCTTCGTGCCCGCTGGCGTCGACCGAGACGGTGATGGTGCCGGTTGCAGCGGTGCCGGCGGCGGGTTCGGCGACGGGAAGACCCCAGACCTCATGCGCGAAATTGTTCGCGAAGAATGCCCGGAACATGTTGGCGAGATGCGAGCCCTGACCGAATTGTTTGTCGGCCTGTGCCTGCGATCCGATCGGGATCGCCACGTCAGGCGCTGCGATGCCTTCATCGGTCATGATGCCGACCAGCAACGCCGGCTGGCGGATGGTCCAAAGACCCGCCTTGCTGGGATCGATTTCCACCCAGTAAAGCGGCAGTTTCCAGTTGGCAGGAATTTGAGCAAAGCTGATCGGCATGGTCATGACTCCTCATTGTGCAACCACGCCCATCGGCGCTGCTGCGATCGAACCTTTCGGTGTGATGCGTGGCGGTTTAGGCCGCGGGCGGTGGCGGCTGCTGTGATCGCGACCGCGGCTCTGATCGCGGTTCCGGCTGCGGCACGGGCTTGCCGTTGCCGTTGGTTTCGCTGTGTTGTTTGTTCGCGGCGGCCTGCTCGCGCGGGTTCTTGGTTTCGTCTGGCGGCGGCGGATCACCCGACGCCGGACCATCGGTGCGCAGTGATCCTTCCGCGATGCGGCGTTGCGTGAATGTATCGTTTGGCCACTCGGCCCCCTGATCGTGCGAGCGGAAGCGCTGGCCGTTGGGATGGCGCAAGATGCCGGCGAGCGATTCACTTGCGGCGAAAACCTTCACGGTACGGGGTGAACCTTGGATCACGCGCAGTCGCCGTTCGCGGGCTTCGCGGATCGCCTTGCGGGGGTTCTCCGGCTTCTCGGGCTGGGATTGCTGGGACTTCGGGTCGTGCTTGGTCTCGGCCATCGCCGTTTCCTTTCGCTGGTTCTGCGGTGAATTTGTAATTCGTGATGATGCGCTGCACTTCATCCGCTGGCGGGATCGTGCCGTCAGTCGCCAGCGGCACGGTCTCGATGCCGATCTCCAGCAAGTCGTCGGTGATGATCGGCGCGTAATAGGCGCGGTACATAACCGTCGCTTCGTATTGCAGCTCACCGATCGGCGTTTCGTTGTTGAGGCCGGCGGTGCCGAAGCGATGGCGGCGCGATCCTTTTTCGACGCCCTCGATGCGGGTGTTGTCGGGATTGCCGACGCCGCCGGGATAGGCGCGCGTATCGATGAAGTTCATCAGGTACGGGTCACGCCACAACGTGTTCATGATGGCCCAGAATGCCTGATCGAGTTTTTCTTCGCAGGCCTCCGGGTCGTTGTTCACGACTGCGACGGAGAAGCCGATCTTGAGGTGGTGAATGAAGCGGATATCGCCGGTGTTGATGTCACCGTCCTTGTCCATCTCCTCGCTGACGATATAGACGCCGAGAAATGGAAGCTGGCTCGTCTGCGCCGGCAATTGCCGGCTCTTGCGAATGGTGAAGCCGGCGAAGAATGGCGCCGTTACCAATTTCGCCAACAGCATGTCGCGGATGACAAGGCTGTAACTGAAAATCGTCGTGTCGGTGGCGGTCATGACGGTTTGGCAGTCACAACCTTGCGCAGCGACAGCGTGGTCTCGCCGCCGCCATTGGCCTCGGTGTCGGTGACTTCGAACAGGCCCAACTCTGGCCCGCCGTTGACATCGGCTGGAATGAAAATGCGATCGAGTTGTTCCGGCACCGTCGTGAATTCGGCATCGCGCACGTCGAGAATGGTTTGCTGATCGGAGATGATCGAACCATCTTCCGCCTGCACGTCGATCGGGCGCGTGTCATAGATGCCGCGGTTGGTGTAGGCCGGCGCACCGGGTTGCGATGCCAGCGGCGTCACCGTGACGGGACGCGCGAACATGTCATAGTTCGGCAGATAGACCAGCGACGAGAAATTCACTGCCATTCGATCGCCTCCCGGCACATCTGGCGCATGCGTTCGAACAATTTCACGACCAGCTCTTCGCGCAGGATCGGACGCGTTGAACCCGGCCTCCCGGCCGCCACACGCGCGCGCTTGCGCGTGGTGTTGTTGCCGCCTTTTGTTCGCGGCAGGCGCGAGCGCGGATAGATGAATGTCGTCACCGACTTGTCACCCTGCTCGTTGATCTTCGGAAATTTGCGGTTCATGTCGTCGCGCTGCCAGTCGAGAAACACTTCCGGCAGCTTCTGATTGAGTTCGGTGACGCGCTTTTGCATGTCATCGAATTGTTTCAGAAGATTTTCGGATTCGACCTTGACCTCGAACGCCATGGGCTAAATCCACTGTCGCGTGTAGTGATGCAGCAATGCCTTCACGGTTTCGCGCGTGTTGTTGCTGGCACCGCCACCACCGCCGCTCGATGTGCCGGTGTTGGAATGAAACATCACGCGGCTTTCCTTGTGCGCGATCATGCGCACGCCAGTGAGTGCGGCCGCCGCCTGCTCGCCCTTCGACGTGCTCACCATCAGCGCCGCGGCTTGCTTCAACGCATCCGGCGCGTCATCCGGCAGATTGAATCCGCCGGTGTAGGTGACAACGATCGGTTCGGTGCGGCCGGTGAAGATCGAGAGCTTTCCAGACCCCTCCTCCAGTTCGTAATCGATATTGTCGAGACCATCGGTCGTGACGCTTTCGATGTCCTCCTCCTTGACCGGCCAGTGCGTCAGGTACACCCGGCGCGTACCGAGACAGCGCCACGTCTCGCGCACCTTCTCGCGTGCGAACACGCGATTGGTCAGCGTCGAGATCACCGACGAATTGACATCGATCAGGAATTCGAGCTGCGGATCGCTGGCAGGATCGGCCGCGACCGGCAGGCCGAGCGCCAGCTTCAACTCCTCCAGCGAGATCAGATCGAAGTTGATCGCTGGCTCCAGAATCTTGACCGTCACGTCAGCCATGACGCGCCTCGATGTGGAATTGTTCGAACAGTGCGCGCAGCTCCAGCGCCGGCCCCTCGCGACCGTCCGACATGATCGGCGTCGCGATGTACTCGTCGGGATCGAGCACCCATTTCTGGATCATCATGACTTCGCCACGCGGCCCCGCCGGGCCACGCTCGCCCTTCGGTCCGGCCTTGCCTTGGCTCGCGATCAGCCGCCAGCCGTCGCCCGGACACGGTCCCGGATCGTCATGCTTGGCGATGAAGCTGCCGCCGTTGAGCGCCACGATGTCGAGCCCGCGGTAAACCTTGCTGGCGTCGTACAGGCCGCGAGGCTCTGGCGAGCGGCCATCCACGCCGGCGCGGGCCAGACAGGCCCAGTCCCTGCCGCCCGGCTGTTCCGCAGTGTCACAGCGCGCCTGATAGGTGGCGCCCTGCGCGATCACCACGTCGCCCTCATAATGGACGCCCGGCTCCCAGACCTTGACGATCGGCAAGACGCCCATCGGGCCGCGCTCGCCTTTCTCACCGGGCAGGCCGGGCTCCCCGCGGGTGCCGGGTAATCCCGGCTCGCCCCGTAGGCCCATCTTTCCGGGCTCGCCCATCAGCCCACGCTCGCCGCGCTCGCCGCGGTCTCCCTTGAGACCGATGCCCATCGGGCCGGGATCACCGCGTTCGCCACGCTCGCCGCGCTCGCCGGGCTTGCCATCCGCCCCGTTGACGCCCGCAACGCCGTCCTTGCCGTCCTTGCCGTCTGTGCCGGGTTCGCCGGCATCACCCTTGAGACCCACCGCGCCGGCCGCGCCGGGCTCGCCAGCGTCGCCTTTCTCGCCGGGTGCGCCGGGTGCGCCAGCCGGTCCGGGTTCACCGGGCGGGCCGCGCTCGCCGATTGTGCCGGGTTCGCCGGGCGGGCCAGCCTCGCCCTTTTCACCGGGCACGCCGGGTTCACCGGGCAGACCACGCAGGCCGGCGGGACCGGGTACACCGGGCAGACCGCGTTCGCCGCGCGGCCCCGACTGACCGACGACACCCTGCAGGCCACGCTCGCCGCGCTCGCCACGGGCGCCCTTCTCACCGGGCAGGCCGTCGCGCAAAGCGGCCAGCCGTTCGCCAACCGCCTTTTCGAGTTGCCCGCGCAGCTCGACGATCTCGGCGCGCAGTTCGGCCACAGCGGTTTTGGCTTGCGCCTCGATCAGCTCGCGCTCGTGCGTCCACTGCTTGCGTGACGCCGCGATCACCTGAGCAAGCGCATCGCGCAGCGCGTCAGTTGTCGCTTCGTGCATAACGATCGGCGAGTGAGTTGAGGGTTCGAAGTTCGCTGGCAACGACATCGCTATAGTCCTTTGCCGTGATGAGTTTTTTGGCCGTGTCCGGCTCGACGGGCTGCGCGTCGTTCGCCGGTTTCGGAAGCAACGGTTGACCGCCACCCGGTGGCGACGCATTGGCGCCCGGCGATGGTGGTGCCGCAGGAATGGCAGCGGCGGCCGACAGCGGCACGACCTGTTGCTGCACGCGCGGCTCATCGCCGAATTTGACAGCGTCCAAGCTCTCCGATGCGCGGGCTTCGTTCGGCGAAAAGATGCCGCCCTGCACCGCCCGCGCCAGACCTTCGATGCGATCCTTGAATGCCGAGCGCAGCAATGCCTTGGTGTCATACTCGACGTATTCGTCGGGCTGGCCCTTGAGGCCAAACAGCAGACCGAACGCATCCTCGATGTGATTGAGCGCGAAGCCGAGACCCGACGAGACCCACTGCATCATCAGCGCTTCGGTTGAGCCGAGCGGCGTGCCGCCGATGCCGAGAATTGCCAGCGGGATGCGGAACGCCAATGCAATCTTTTGATCGGTCAGTTTCATCATGTCGGACAGTTCGGCGTCCTTGCCGGGTGTCGACAGAATCATCGGCTTGAGGCCCGCGGTCAGGATCGGCGTGCCGCCGGCTTTGAGCCCCTTGGATTGTTCGTCCCAGCGGTCGCGCACAAACTGCACCTGATCCTTGTCGAGCAGGAGATCGGTGGTCAGCACGGCGGACGGTCGCGCTTGGTTCATGTAAAACTGGATTTGCTGGCGCGTCATCGCGTTCGATTGCGCGATGTCCTGCAGCGCCGATGCGATCGGCGTATCGCCGACCAGCGGATACGGATGCCGGCGATAGGTGGCGTGCAGGCGCACATGCAGCACGTCGCGCGCGGGCACCAGCAACGGCTCGACGATCTGGCGATCGATAATGTCGTTGCCCGCCAGCGTGTAGAACACCTCGCCTGATACCGCGACCTGCGGCGCCGATTGGCGCGGGTCCATCAGATGCAGTTCGTCGATCTCGAAACGATCGTTGCGCAGCGCCAGCGCATAGGCATTGCCATCGGCGTACAGCGAGCGCGTCAGGTTCAACATGAAGTCGGACGGCGACTGATAGTCGTTCGGGTGCCGCAGGATGCGCGACAGCGCCGAGTTGGTGACGCGATCGCGGCCATCCTTGTCGTTGGCGCGCCAGTGATCGCCGGGACACATGGCGACGGTTTGCGCATAGGCCGACAAGCACGCTTCGACCATCGCCGACGTGTCATTGCCGTAAATCGGAAAATCGGATTGCCACCAATTCCACGGCGAGTACGCGGGCAGCCACCCGCCCGTCACCGGGAGTTGATAGGGACCGGGATGAACCTCGCCCTCTCCCTTTG